CCCTTCTCGCCGTGCGGGCGCTTCCCACGTTCCGGCCCGCAACAGAGAGTAATCATCCACTGTAGACACCCCCGGTTCGCTACCAGGGGTAGGGGGCCCCGAGTCTCCCCGGCTCGGGGCTTTCGTAATCCGGGGAGGATCTTCATGAACCCAACCTGCTCCGTACATGGTTGCGTCAAGCCGGCGCGTTCGGCGACGGCCGATCTTTGCCCGATGCACTACCACCGCAAGTACCGCCATGGCAACGTCGACAAGGTTTCCCGGGATGCCGAGGTTACTGCAGTCCGCGGTCGCTACCGGTCCGCGTACGTACCGGACCATCCACTCGCGGGGGCAAACGGCAAGGCCTACGTACACCGCCTCGTCCTGCACAGCCTGCTCGGCCCGGGCGCCCACGCTTGCCACTGGTGCTCCAAGACTGTGGTGTGGGAAACCGACGCTCGTGATCCCGCACAGCTCCAGGCGGATCACCTCAACGGCCGGCGCGACGATAACCGCCCGGAGAATCTCGTCGCTTCGTGTAAGCCGTGCAACGTCGCACGCGCCAACCACCGGATCCTCAAGGCGGCCGGCTTCTGGTCCGTCAACGACACAGTTGATCGATCCTGTGGTCGATTGCCCGACCTAGCGGCCGCTTGATGCCGACTCCGCCGAAGTTCGACCCCGCCCGCGGCCCCCGTGGTCGTGGCCCAACTCGCCTTCCCCCTGAGGGCCGCAAGGGCAACCCGCCAGCATGGCCGCTACCCGGCCGCCAGCAGGCCGGCGAGCGTGAGGCCTGGCGGCAGTTGTGGGCGACGCCGCAAGCAGCTGCGTGGGAGAAGCTGGGCTGGACTCGTACCGTCGCAAGGTACTGCCGCCTGCTCGTGCGGGCCGAGGAGCCTGAGGCGACTGCCGCGGTTCAGGCGCAGACCACGGCACTTGAGGACCGGCTCGGGCTTACGCCGAAGTCGATGCGACTCCTGCTTTGGGAGATCGCCGTGGACGAGGTGGCCGAAAAGCGCGAGACGAAGGGCGCGAGAGGTCGCATCAAGGCGGTTGGCTGATGCCGTGGCGTGGGCCGAACGAACAGGGTGAGTTCCCGACTCTCGGATACGACGTCGGTGAATGGATCGAGTCGCACTGTGTGATCCCGGACGGATACCGCCAGGGCGAGCCGTTCCTGCTCACCGATGAGATGTGGAAGTACCTGCTGCACTTCTACCGGCTGTATCCGTACGCCGCGCCGTGGCCGGCGCCGGATGCGTTGCGGTACTTCGGCGGGCAGTTGCGTCGGTCGCAGAAGTGGGGCAAGGACCCGTTCGGTGCGGCGATGGGCTGGGCCGAGGCACTGGGTCCGACCCGCTTCGACGGCTGGAACGCCGCGGGTGATCCGGTCGGGGCGCCGTATCCGACGCCGCTGATCGTGTGTCTGGGTACGTCCGAGGACCAGACCGACAACACCTGGCGCCCACTGCTGGACATGGCGCGTCACGGTCCATTGATCGACCTGTCCGGCATCGACATCGGTGAGACCCGCATCGTCCTTCCGGGCGGCGGGAAGATCGAGCCGGTGACCACGTCGGCCCGGGCGCGGCTGGGCGCGCCGATGACGTTCGTCATCATCACCGAGTCGCACCTGTTCACGTTGCAGGGCGGCTTCCGCCGCGTGTGTGGTGCGGTGAAGCGCAACGTCGCGGGCATGGACGGCCGCTGGCTGGAGCTCACCAACGCGTGGGACCCGACCGAAGGCAGCGAGGCCCAGGTCACCGCAGAGTCCGGCGACGAGCGGGTCTACGTCGACACGGTCGCCTCGGCGCGGGTCGACGACCTGGACGACGACGAGGCGTTGCACGCCGAGCTGCTGCGCCAGTACGGCGACAGTGCCCGCGAGCGCGGTGGCTGGGTCAACATCCGCGGTCGCATCTTCCACGAGGTCCGCTCGGCCCGCCACCTCGAGGCGGACCGCCGCCGGTTCTTCCTCAACGAGATCGTCGTCGGCGAGTCGGTGTTCGTGGACCCGGTCCGCTGGGACCTGGCCGCCCGCGACGACGATGCCCCGCTGGCCAAGGACGACGCGATCGCGCTCGGCTTCGACGGGTCGAAGTACCACGACGCCACCGCGCTCGTCGCCTCGCGGCTGTCCGACGGCCGGCTGTTCTGCCTGCGGGTGTGGGAGCGCCCGGCCGAGGCGGGCCGGGACTGGAAGGTTCCCGGCGCCGAGGTGGACCGGGTGGTGCGCGATGTGTTCGCCGCGTACAAGGTGGCGTACCTGTTCGCCGACCCGTACCGGTGGCAGGACTACCTCGACGTGTGGGCCTCGGCCTTCGCCGGCAAGGTGGTCGAGTTCCCGACCAACATCGAGCAGCGCATGGACCGGGCGATCGAGCGGTTCCAAACCTCGTTCGTCGAGGGTGAGATCACCCATGACGGGTCGCCCCACCTGACCCGGCACATGCGTAACGCGGTACTGGTGAAGGGTTCGCGCAAGCGGCCGCGGCCGGGCGAAGAGGACTCGATCGCCACGCACTACCTGAAGATGGCCAAGCGCGGCGACGGCATGCTGATCGACCTCGCGGTCGCCGCGGTGCTCGCGCACCACGCCCGCGGTCAGGCCATTGAGGACGGTTTCATGGCCCCAGCGGCCGACCCGTGGGTGATGTACGGATGACCCCAGCCCAGGCCGCCGGCCTCGTCCTCATCGGCCTCGCCCTGACCATCACCGGCCTGGTCTGGCTGTTCGGCCCCTGGGCCCTGGTCGGCTCCGGCCTGCTCCTTGTCGCGCTCGCTCTGCTGATCCCGGTGAAGGAGCGACGTGCCGAACCTGTTGAGCCGCCTGTTCCGCTCGTCGGCTGACGAGGTTGTCCGCTTCACCACCAACGACTACATCCGGTGGCTGACGTCCAACGGGCGTTGGGGACTGGTGCAGCCGTGGGGCTCGGGCCCGGTCAGCTACGCGCAGGGCAAGCCGGCCGAGCGGATCGAGAACTCGTTCACCGGCTACGTCTACGGCGCCTACAAGGCGAACCCGATCGTCTACGGCTGCATGAAGGCCCGCTCGAGCGTGTTCAGCGAGGCCCGTTTCGTGTGGGCCGACTGCGAGAGCGGCGACATCCGCACCGATGACCGCCTGGACGTGCTGAAGCGGCCGTGGCCCAACGGCACGACGGGCGAACTGCTGGCCCGGATGATCCAGGACGTCGACCTGGCCGGGAACTTCTACGCCGTCAACGAGGGTGACCGGCTGCGTCGACTGCGCCCGGACTGGGTGCAGATCGTCCTGTCCGGCGATCCGCGTACCGAGGTCGACGTGGACGTGGTGGGCTACCTGTACACGCCGGGCAGCCCCGACGGCGGCGACGGCCGGGCCTACCTGCCCGACGAGATCTGCCACTGGAGCCCCGACCCGGACCCGGATGCGCTCTACCGGGGCATGTCGTGGGTGACCGCGGTCATCCGCGAGGTGCAGGGCGACCAGGCCGCCACCGACCACAAGATCGCCTTCTTCACCAACGGAGCGACGCTCGGGCCGATCGTGCGGGTGCCGGCCGGCATGACCGCGGCGCAGTTCAAGGAGTTTGTCGAGGCGGCCAACGCCGCGCACCAGGGCGCCGACAATGCTTACCGGCCCATGTATGTGGGCGGCGGAGCCGACGTCACGTTGCAGGCCGCCACGATGCAGCAGACGGACCTGAAGTCGCTGACCGGCTCCTGGGAGACCCGCATCTGTGTGGCCGCCCGGGTGCCGGCGGTCATCGCCGGTGTGTCGGAGGGTCTGGCCGGGTCGAGCCTGAATGCGGGCAACTACCAGGCGGCCAAGCGGCAGTTCGCCGAGGGCGAGATGCGCCGGCTGTGGCACTCGGCCTGTGCGGCACTGTCGTCGATCGTCGCACCGCCTGACGGTGAGGAACTGTGGATCGACGAGGCGAAGATCGCGTATCTGCGCGAGGACGCCCGGGATCTGGCGCAGATCCAGCAGACCCAGTCAGCCACGATCAACTCGTATGTGACCGGTGGCTGGAAGCCCGACTCGGCGGTGGCCGCCGTGATGGCCAACGATCTGACCAAGCTGGAGCACACCGGCCTCACGTCGGTTCAGTTGATGCCGCCCGGCTCGCAGGACACCAACGGCGACGGAGCGCCCGACGCCGAGGCGGCCGCGGCGGATGAGTACCAGCAGGCGTTGGACGAGTTCCGCGCCGACCTGGAGCCGTACTGGGACGAGATCTGGCGCGGTAGGCCGCACCCCGGCCAGCGCTACCGGCACGGTTGGATCCCGGTTGCCGTCTCGACGCCGGCCGGGAAGTCGGCGATGTCCGCGGAGCAGGCACATCGGGTCCGGGAGCTTGAGCAGCACATCCAGAAGCTCCGCCGCGAGGGTCCGCCCCGATATGAACGGACTCCGGAGCGGTACGTCCAAAACGACGAGCAGGCTCGCGTGCACGGCCTGCCGATCGGGACTCGCATCCCGAAGGTGATGGAGAAGCGCGGCTACGAGTCGCTGCCCAGCGGCCATTGGCGTGACCCAGCGACGGGGCGTCTCTACGGCGAGATGGGCCCGATGGGCTGGATGCACGACCTTGCCGCCGCAGAAGAGTACCTGCAGAACCTGAAGGACCCCGACTACTGGCGGGCACATGGCGACGACGCTGCCGCCGAGATCGAGAACCTTCTCGACCAGGCCCGGCGCCTCAAACTGCGTCGCGCCGAGCTCTACGAAGACGAAGATGAAGACGACGACGACTTCCACATCGAGCGCAAGTACTACGACGTCCGCAACCCGAAGGGCACCGTCGGCGGCGGCGAGTTCCGCAGGCTCGGTGACATCGCGGCGAAACTGCTCAACGACTTCTTGGCGGGTGAGGGCGAGCGCGGCGACCCGCTGGAGCGGTTCAAGACCACCGCCCAGCTACGGAAGATCGCCGAACAGCACGGCATCGACGTGCCCGCCGGCCGCATGACGGTGGGTGGCCTGAAGAAGCTGATCCTCGACGACGCTGCGGCCCGGTTCCGTGGCGCCAAGGCCGCCAAGTCCCCCGACGCGGGCAAGCCGGTGCGGTTCACGCTGAAGGGCGGCGTAGACCCGAAGCTGGCCCGCGAGATCGAGGTCGAGAACGCCATCCGCGGGGCGTACCGCGACGCACTAGCGGCTGGCGAAGGTCCGTTCGGTCGCCCGACGAATGGCCGGGAGCTCCGGCCGGGCGCGTACATCATGCTGGCGGACCTGCGGGAGCGCGTGGCCGAGGACCATAACATCCGCACAGCCGAGTTCGACATGACGATGAAGCGGCTCGCGAGCACGGATGGGATCTCGCTGGCGCCGCAGGAAGACCAAAAGCGGCTCACGCCGCGCCAGCGCTCCGCGTCGGTGCGCTTCGGGGACGAGAACATGCACATGGTCGCCATCGCCGACCCGTCGCCGCGCCCGGTGCCGAAGTCCACCAACCGCGATCTCGACGTCGGCATCTTCACCGAACCCAGCGGCAAGCTGTCGCTGTGGGAGGTGTCCGACTCGGGCGAGCGCCGCAAGCGGGTGGCGCTGGTCGACGACCTGGCCGGGCTGGAGTCGTGGGCGGACGAGCACGGCGAGCCGGAGCTGGCGGGGTGGGCCAAGGAGCGGGGCGGGGCTGAGGTTCCGAAGGCTCCGGCCAAGAAGGCTGCGCCCAGGACTCCGCTTGCCCCAGGCGGCGCCGACGACCTGGCGGAGGAGTTCTATCGCAACCCGAAGTACACCGAGCAGCAGATCCTGGACCGGCTGTCCGGCCTCAACCTCGCCGAGCTGAAGAAGGTCGCCCGAGCTACCAACGTCGCCTTGCCGCGCGAGCTGGTGAAGACGGAGTCCGGCCCGGTATTCCAGCCGCTCAAGAAGATCAGCGCCGATGATCTGCGTGAGCACATCGCGTCCACGATCGCCAAGGATCGCAAACTGCTCGGGGTCCACGTCCCGAACGACGGCCCGGACGTCCCGGCAAAGCCGGCGGCGCCGAGCGGCGCCGACCCCGAGGTCAAGAAGATCACGGACCGTCTCCAGTCCGGCGAGATCGACGTCGCAGAGGCGACTCGGCTCCTCGAAGAGCACGGCCGTCTCCGGCAGGAGGCAGCCGACAAGGCGGCCGGCCGCACCGAGCCGGGGAACGTCTTCAAGCCGTTGCCGTTGCCAGCCAAGAAGGTCACCAAGGCCGCACCCCGTCTTCCGAGCGGCGCCGACATTGAGTCGGTCACAAGCCTTAAGGAACTCACGACCTCTCAGATCTCGCAGGCGGACCACTTGACACCCGCTGGCCGCCGTGCGCTGGATGCGCTTGGACCAGCAGGCCATCCGCGCCTCGCTGCTATATCCGATCCAGAGGAGAAGGTGCGCGAGGCGTACCGCATGCTCAGCGGCCCCGGAGCCGGTAGCGGCGACCACTACGTCGCTTTCTCTGACATCCGAAGGCTCCTCGGAGATCAGATGTCGAAGCCGGAGTTTGACGCCCTGATCCGGCGCATGAACGGCGCCCCCGACGTCCGTACCGTGCCGCAGAGCTATGCGCGCTTCAACTCCGCGATCCGGATCCCGTCAGCGGTGATTATCGGCGGCCAGGAAAACGACCAGCTCCACATCGACGACCCGACGTTGGCGCGGCCACAGGACTTCGGGGCAGTCGTGATGGCCGAGGAGTTGCAG